GACTTCCTTGGCAACAGCGACTTCACGCTTGGCCAGCATGTTTTCGTAATCGCTGACCTCCTTGGCCAGCTGGCGTTCGACGCTTGCTTCCTCTCGCGCGAGGCGCTGCTTCTCAGCATAGAAAGCACGGGCCTCGGCGAGGTTCTGCTTGTTGGCTTCGCGATTGGCGTTGGCCTCAAGCACAAGACGCTGTTTGATGGCGCGCTCGACACCCTCAAAGCCCTGCTCGCGGCGCAGGCGCTCTTCCTGAAGGGTCTTCAGGTCGCGCTCGGCATCCTTGAGCATGCGGATGTTGGTCGAGAGGGCTGCGGCCCACTTCTTGGCGCCGACTTCACCAGTGACGCCGATGCCAGCGACGGCCTTCTGCGCATCCGCCAGAAAAGCTTGAACCTGCTTAAACGCAGAGACGATCGGCGCGCCATCTACGTCAAGTTCGATGTCTTGGGTGTACTGATTGGCCATCGTGCATCTCTGCGGCGAGAGCCGCAGAGATGCAAGGATTTCTTACACGGTGTACGCGCGCTGGACCGGCGCGACATAGTGTTTTGCCCCGTGGGCCGTGGCCCGAATGCGATCTTGCACCTGACGAAGCGGGAGCAAGCGACGGCCCACTTCGCCATACGTGCGGCTGCGGAAGACCATCGAGATCGACTGGCGCGAACGATAGCCGCCATCTGCCGCCCACTTGTCCTTGGCCGCCAGCTGGTTCCAGCTTTCGATCACGACGCCGGGGTGTTCCTTCAGCACCATGTTGTGGTGGATGTGACCGATGTCGATATAGTGATAATCGGTTTCGCCCCAATCGACCTTGAAGTCAGTCGTCATGACCTGCGCCAGCTGGTGTGGGCGGCACTTGTCCGAGTGGTGGCACATGACGAGCGTGTTGCCCATCCGGTAGGCGATGAACGGGCTGTGGTTGTTCAGGACATTGACCCGCCCGGTTGGCGCGTAAACCTCGCGCAGCAGGACTGCCATCCAGATGTCATTGGTCCGGCTGTGATTGCCCTGATTGATGATGACGTCGACGTTCCGGGCTTTTTCCAGCGCCTTGTCCACAATGAAGCGCATCACGCGGGCGTAGACGTCGATCATCTTGGGGAAGCGACCGTCGTAATCCAGCGCGTGGCCGCTGGCTTCGGTGACGCCAGCCATGTTTTCGTAGTGGGTGAAATCGCCGACGTCCTGAATGACCAGACGCTCGGTCATCGGCAGCTCGTCGATCAGCATCGCAATGGCGGTGCAGAGTTCGACTTCGGCGATCTTGAGATCGAAGTTGGCACCGCTTTCGGCTTCGTGGGCTAGCATGCCAAGGTGTGCGTCGCCGATCTGGATCCAAGGAATGATGTCGGCATCGAGATGGGTCTTGCCAAGGTCGCGGGGCTTGATAACGATTTTCGGCTGATCGGCGATGAAAGCCGCCACCCCCGATTTGATTTGCTCGGCCCATGCTTCATCATCGAGTCGGGTTTTTGTCCATTGAAGAACCTGCGTTCGCTCACCGGTGAGCGGATTAATTCGGTCAAGCGTGGAGTGCCCTTTGGCCACAAACGGCGTCGGGACGGCACGGGTCATTCCATGCTCAGGGCTCCAGCCGTGTGCGGCTGCGCGGGCCTTCAGCGTGTTCAGAGAGGAGAGGACGGTGTTGCGATGGACGCCAAGCGACTGCGCGGCGCGGGGGATGCGACCCCCAGCAGCAATAACTGCGTCGACGTAAAGAGCCTGTTGAGCCGAGGCCCATTGTTTCAGCTCAGCGGTGATTTCAGGGTGCATAAGAACTCCTTACGTCGGGTTGGCCGGGAATACCCCAAAGGCCAAGTTGTTGCTGTCGGATTGCAAGCTCAGCCAGTGGCCTGCAAGATCAATGGTGCCCCATGCCATCGTCATCGGCGTGCCGACTGCCGTCGTGTTCTTGTTGACAGCAAGATATTTCGATGACTCTGGGTTGTTGACACTGGTGGAGGACGGAGCCTTCATAAAAAGGCTCACCACGCCCTGCAAAATCATGACGCTGCCGGACACGATCAAGGAAACGGCAAAAGCATGCGCGTAAGGGAGCAGCAGCACACCGATAACCACCAGTGCTGCGCCCATGAGAATTTGACCGAAGCGTCCGCCGCTGCCAATCATGGCGGGCATCAGATGGATCTCTTCAGGGCACTCCAGCATCTTTTCTGGGCTGTCGTAACCGACGATCTCGATCGGCATCGAACGAGGCCAGTTTGGTTGCTGGCGCGAGAAACCCTCCACAGCGTCGTGGATCGAAGACGAGTTCATTGTGAAGGACTCGCCAAAGAGCTTTTTCAGCTCTCCATGAAAAATCAGTCGCATACCAGCACCTGCCCTTCCTTCACCCGGAACCGCATCACAGCCGGCTTTCCGCGGCGCAACCCAATGATGCTGTGGATAAAGTCAGGCCATAGCTTGAAGCAGGCATGATCTTCACCGCTAAGGTTCGGGTCGCCATACGGGTGCGTGTGCCACGTCTCGGCTACCGTCCCCGCTTGAATATACGGCAAAAGCTGCTCAGGCGACATACGAAAGCTGAGTTTCGGTTCTTCAGAGATATTGTCGATCTCCACCACCTCGCCGGTGGTGAGGACTACGCCACAGCGTTCGTTGACATCACCCTTTTGGAGCAGCGTTTCGAGCATCAATCAAACTCCGCATATCGACGTCCGGGTAGATTGGTCGGAGGTCAGGAACATCTGGGTGTCGCAGGATAAAGCAGGTAGAGTTCCGCCAAAAATCCCGATAGGTTTCTTTGCTGGACAGGCGGCCATACAGATGATGGACCATATCGCCTTCACCAACATACACTGCAAAGTGGTTTGGGTTGGTGTCACCGATGGCCATACAGAAAACGTCCGCAGGCCGCAAGTCCTTCACCTTCCAATCAGTGATCATCTGAAAGCCCTCCCGCTCGTGGAACAAGCGGATCAGATCGAGCTTATCGGACGACCAGTCGCTGGGCCGGGCGTAGTTGGTGATTTCGATGCCGAAGTTGAGCTTGAAAAACTTGCGTCCAAGCGAAAAACAATCATCGGTGCCGAAGGTCATCGGTATGCCGAGCAGGTCGTCGTACTGAAGATCCATCACATTTGCACCGAGGGGAACGCTGGGGGAAGGTACTGGCGGTAGGGCAGCGCAAAGCCCAGCGAGTCCGACAGGGTAGCCAGCTGCATGCTGATCTGCGTCCGCGAGTATTGTTCCACACGCTTAACCCGATAGGTCATGACCTCACGGATCGGGCGATTGTTGATGATGTTGTCAAGCAGCACCGTGAGGCGGACGATCACGGCATTGTCGAGATACCCGTCATGGATCAGACCCTTGAAGACGGACAGGTCGATGTTAGGCTGTCCAATTTGAAGCTTCGGCATGGACAGACCGACGTCAGAGTCCTTCTTCTCGCCAGAAATAGCGCAGGGGATGCCGGTGTATTCGTGGCCCTGCCACGTCACGTCGTTGTCGTTTTTGAAGTAGATCGTCCCTGTGCCGCCGCCGGACGGGGTTAGCTGAAACAGCTCGACCCGCCCGTCGGCGAGGAGCTTGTGGCTGTCCCGAATATGTTCGACGGGGATGGCGGTCATACAGTCCTCAAAAAGAAACGGGCGCCTCTCAATAGAGGCGCCCGTTAGATCAGGTCAAGGAATAATATTAACCCCCGACGTACAGGAGGCCGCTGCGCTTGGTCCCGACTTCGACAAGGCGCGGCTGAGCGGTCGTTTCGCCCAGCGACAGGAAGAGCGGCTGCATTTCCCACGCCATCGACGTGTACTGGGTTTCGTTGAAGCTCAGGGCAAAGCCCTTGACCATACGAACCTTGGGGAACACCACCGTGACCGGGCGGTCATAGTTCGACAGCGTGCCGGTGATCTTGGCGCAGAACAGGTCGTCCGCGTCAATGTTGCCCACACCAACCGGCGAAACGATCCAGACACGCGAGCCGGTCGGGAAGGTCATGCCGGTCGGGATCGCGTAGTCGCCAGCGATCGGCACGGTATAGGGGCTGGACGAGCCCGTGGCCGCGCCGGACGACTTGGTCGGGAACACATAATCCTGCTCGCCGTTGGCGCGCTGGATCAGAATGGTCGATCCCGCCGGGATGTCCGACAGGCTGGTGATGGCCGAAGTGGACTCGCCCGGGATCGGGTCCGAAGCAACCGACAGGGACACGGCCCCGGCGGCCAGATCAGTCGTCAGCGTGCCGCGCTTCACAACCGTGGTGGCCGTGGCCAGCGCCTGCGACCGCAGGAAGTTCTTGGCGGTCATTTCAAACACGTTGGCGGTGATCGAGGTCTTCACGCCCGTGCGCTTCGAGTCCACGGGAACCTGCTGAACACCGTTCAGCAGTTCGGTGATCGAGCTTTCCACCGGGACCGACACTTCGGACACCATTCCGACCGAGTGGGTGCTGGGGATCAGCGAGAACACGTCATCGACGAAAGCCTTGCCCAGCATGAGCGTGGCGGACGAGAGGCTGAAAGCACTCTTTTGGACGTCAGCGATAAATAATTCCTTCGCATAAGAGTTCTGATGCGTATTGCCACCAACATTAAAAAATCGGAAGCTCTATCCTACATCACCGCGGGCAACCATTCTCCGTTCATGTTCTTTAGCAAGATTATCCGATGCCCAGAGGGGTTGAAGATTAGTGTAATGATTGCAAGCGGAGAACTGCGCAGGGTCGCTGAGATCAAAGGTGCATACCTCGCGCACGTGATCGACGTGCCAACCCTTTCGCCCGTAATTTTCCCAAGACATCCCCGGCAAGAATTGCTTCTCAAGCCACAACTTCAATTCGGGGAGAGAGCATCCGAGAGCGCCGATAGTAGAACCGGGCTTTGTGAAGCCGTTAGAACATGCAGTTGAAATTCGACTTCGTATATTACAGACGGCTCGATACAACGGGTCTTTTCGTTTCTCAGCCGTTCGTTTTCGTCGAGTTTCATTATCCATAGCTCGCTTCTCAGCGTCTAGTTTTCGAATTGCTGAGCATTGCCGACTTCGTTCTCGCTCTTCTTCCACAGACAGTTTCGTGCGTGGAAGCACACCCGCATTGCGTCGTGCCTTGGCTTTGGCCAGCTTGTCGCGCTCCTTGCGCGCGGCTAGACCTTGAGCAGAACGTGACATGTGGCAGACTTTCAGAAAAGTGGTAAATCTGCCATTGCTATTACAAAGATAAAAGTCAATAGCCTAGGCAAGACAACCGCCGTTCACCACCGGAGGCATATGGCAAAAGATACAGCACCGCGTGTTCCGCACCGCAGCTTCACCGTTCGCATTCCCGAAGAGCTTTATAATCAGATTGGCGATCTCGCCAATGCTGACGGGATGTGTCTGAACCCCAAGGTTCATCAGCTTCTCCTGCTTGGCCTTGGTCGTCACGTAAATCTTGACGCCGCCGTCGCCCGGCTGCTGAAAAAGGAAAGCATCAATGGTTGATATACTTGTCGCTCCGCCCGCCCCGCCGCTGAAAATCACGCTTGGCGATAAGGTCTTCAAGATGACCTACGGTCTGGAAATGGACATTCGCCGGATGCTGCCCGACCCGGTGTCGGCGCTCCAGCTGGTTCAGTCAGACCCCTACACGCAGGACTATCTGATCCGGCGCGTGCTGACCGAAAAGAACGCAATGCTCAAGATGGAAGACCTGATTGACATCGAGAGCGTCACGCTGACTTCGGAAGAAGTTGAGCAGACCCTGTCGTGGGTTGTGGAGCATGCCCTCTATTTTTTCGTGAAGCGGGCGCTGGCGATGGAAGCGCTGGGCGCCACGTATCAGTCGGTCCTGCCGACGCCTTCCAAGGATGGTTCTCAAGCCTCTCCTTCGATGACGCCGTCTGCTGGGGCTTTGGCTGCGTAGAGGGTGACCTCGACGA